CTGCTTCGTCTATCAGCGTTCTGTGCCAGTGCTACTCTAAACAATAGAACACTGGGTTTCCGCAACGTAGCAAGACTCAAGACAGGTGTCGTCCTTCGTGTTGCTCAACTAGAGTTTCTTGAGCAGATGATCATTGACAGACAGGTACCGTTTGTGTATGATGAATGCACAGACATTGAGTTCCAAGTCAAAGGATCAGCAGGCACACAGTTTGTTGGTGTGTTTGGCGAAGGATATCTGCACAAGAAAGATCTAAATCAGATAGTCCATCCATCATAGGATAATTATAGATATGTATAGACGATATATCAACATCGTAGAAGCCGCAGACAAGGGATGTCCCGTAGCCACACACGACATTGATGTCAATCTCAAGAACAGGCAGAAGGCTATAGATGAGTATCACTATGGTCCAGCCAACCCAGATCAAGCGGGCGACTATTGGAAAGAAGCCGCCAAGCGATGGGACATAGATGAGAAGACGGCCAAGACTATGAAGTGCGAGAACTGCGCGGCGTTCGATGTATCAGACAAGATGTGGCAGTGTATAGAAGCGGGCATACAAGGCGATGAGAAGGATGCTGATGCTATGGCTACCATACACAAGGCTGATTTAGGTTACTGCAACTTCCTACATTTCAAATGTGCGGGCACTCGTTCTTGCACAGCGTGGGTGTCAGGAGGTGCCATAGATGACAAGGATAGGACACAATGAAATTCACTGAGATAATTGAAGGCAAATACAGAGCCAACGACATAGAAGAATTCAAACCCAGAGATCCGGACTTAGACGATCTCAAGAGCCAGTACTTACCTGATTGGGAGATGCTGGACCATAGAGAGCTAAGGGCGAAATATGTAGCCAAGGATCACAGGCACGCTGAAGAGTTCGTGAATTGGATCAACCGCTTATCAGAGCGTATGGATCACTTCGCTGAAGTCACGCAGGATGTCGCTGAAGTAACCGTGAAAACCGCTACCTTCGATGTCAAAGGATTGACTATATTAGATTTCAAATTGGCACTGTATGTGGATTACTATGCCGAGACTCACGACATAGAGCAGGTCCGTATGCAGGGTAACTTTGGTATGCACGAAGGCGAGAAGGATGCCTGCTATCGTAAAGTCAAGTCTAGATACAAGGTATGGCCCAGCGCCTATGCGTCAGGTGCCTTAGTACAGTGCCGCAAGAAAGGTGCCAAGAATTGGGGAAATAAAAGCAAGTGAGAGCCTACGAGATACTGACAGAGGATCTACGCAAATGGTTCAAGGACCGTTGGGTTCGTTTCGGACCCGATGGCAAGATCCGTGGTGACTGTGCCAGAGGTTCAGACAAAGAAGGCAAACCTAAATGCTTACCAGCCAAGAAAGCACACTCACTAGGCAAGAAAGGTAGGGCATCAGCGGCTTCTAGGAAACGCAGACAGGATCCTAATCCAGAGCGCAGAGGCTCAGCAAAAAACGTAAGGACTAAGAAATGAAACCAGCAAAGATAGGAATATTAGTAGCCGCGGTTGGATGGCTAGTCCTGCTTATGATATGCCATATCGTGATATAACGGTTAACCCAGGAGCGCATTATGAAAGACACATTGTGGGTTATCCTTCAAAAAAACGAAAGTTCCACTAGATACGAAACTGAGCGTCTCTTAGAGTCCTGCCCAGACACGATAGCACCACAATTAGTATTACATCCCACAGTAGATATCATAGTTTCTAGAGAAGATAGGCGCTCCATCCGCGTCAAAGGAAAAGTGCTGGAACTTCCTAAGGTAGCGATACCACGCACAGGCAGTGGTACTGGATTCTTTGGTATGAGCATATTAAGGCATCTAGAGAGATTAGAAGTTCCTGTAATAAACACAGCATCTGCTATAGAAGCCACACGTGATAAACTATATTCCACACAGGTATTCGCAGAACATCACATACCAGTTCCCAAAACAATGTTAATCAAGCATCCAGCCAACACGGGATTAGTAGAGCGTGAGATAGGCTTTCCCTGTGTTGTCAAGATATTCGCGGGCAGTTACGGCAAAGGTGTATATCTAGTACATAACCGCAGAGAGTTCCAAGACTTCATAGATTTCGCGCACGGTATCAAAGAGGATGAGGCTATCATAGTACAGGAGTATGTGGATTCAAATCCAGGACAAGATGTTAGAGTGATGGTCGTAGGTGGCAAAGCCATAGGTGCTATGAAGCGTTCGGCGCAGGATGGCAGTTTCAAGGCTAATATCACTAGAGGTGGTGTAGGCGAGAACTATCCTTTAGATGATGAGATCATAGATATCTCACAGAAAACAGCACAGGCTCTAGGGCTAGATGTAGCGGGAATAGATCTCTTGTTCGATGGAGATCATTACAAAGTCTGTGAAGCCAACTCTGCTCCAGGCTTCCAAGGATTTGAAAAATGCACAGGCATAGATGTCGCAAAATCTATAATAGATTATGCCTTAACTAAATATTAAAAAGGAGAACGTTATGGCTAATTTTTTCGAGAGTGGTTTTACAGTATTACAAGAGCTAGCAAAAGAAAAACTAGCAGAATCCAAAGGTTGCGTATGTGGCTGTGGTAGCCATTGTGGCATCAGCTGTATGGAAGAAGGCTGTGACTGCACAGAATGTACTTGCTCTAACTGCAACTAACTATGCTGTTCACTAGGCAACACCCTACCTTAATACACGATGTTTCCTGTGACAAACCTTTAGTATTCGCACCACAAGACAAAGACTTCAATTACTACGATAAGGACGGGTTTGAACTTAACGTAGCAGAACAGAAATATTATCATGAGATGCAGTTTCCTATCAGTGATCCTATATTGAATCACTGCTGTTGGCAGGAACCTTGGTTCAAACTCAAACCAGAAGCGGAAGGACTGTTGCTGGATCATTGTATGTTCTTGTGCAAAGCCAGTTACTCAGGTGAAGCCCTAGAACAGTTAAAACGATACAGCAAGAAAATTTCATATGCTGATCTATTAGTAAAAAGCAAACGCAAATGGGGATTTGATTTTGCCCTAGATGCCGTCGCAGAAGATGGAACGGTATATGAAGTCCTGCACGTAGAATGGGACAGCGATGATTTCTACGAATTCACAGATCAATTCTATAGATTCGAAGCTAGGATAGAACACAGCGACTGGCACGATATAGCGAAGCAGATTTGGAATACCAGAGATGAATGGCGAGGGCTGAAAGGCTTTGATCAGAATCACTGGAAGGCTAATTTCCTATTAGGATGGAAACAAGCGGAGTACACAGAAAAGTCAATTTAAAATAAACAAGGAGCGAAAATGAACACAAACGAATATGATGTTAACATCATCAAAATCGTTGATGGAGACACGGTAGATGTTGATATCAATCTAGGGTTTGGAGTATGGTTGCACGATGAGCGTGTGCGCATCATGGGCATCGATACACCAGAGTCTAGGACCAGAGATCGAGTAGAAGATTTATTTGGAGAAGCGGCTAAGGCCAGACTAAAAGAATTAATGAAGCACGGTGGTAGATTGATCACCACAGAAGACAAAGATGGTGAGGATATGAAAGGCAAGTTTGGCCGTATCCTAGGTGATTTTTATGTTGAACACGACGGTGTGAAAAAACGGGTGACTGATATCTTAGTAGAAGAAGGTCACGCTGTGGCATACTTTGGTGGTAGCAAAGAAGAGATACAGATGAAGCACATGGCTAACAGAGAGAAACTGTTGCGTGAAGGGGTCATCTCTAGAGAAGATTATGATGCCGCTGTTAAGTTAATGGAAGGAAAATAGAACATAGCCTAGGACCGTTAGGTTACGGCGTGTACCCAGCTCAGGGGGATAGAGGATAGTTCGCTACCGTCCTCTATCAAACGAGCAGAGATAAAAAAAGGCTCCTGGAGCCTTTTCTTACGAGTCTATATTATTTCTTGTTCCAGATATGATATAAAACCCAAACTGCTACCAAGCCCACGACCCCTTCAGATCCTAGTGCTTTTACAACTCCAGTAACCGAACCGATAACATCAGTGGCAGGTAAGAAAGGTAATGCTGAACCCTTGAATAATACTTCAAGAGCGATTAACATTGCCATCACTGATACTGCGCAGTCTGCGATACCTGATGCCCATTTTTTTACTAATGCGAGTACGTCCATGAACGTCCCTCCTATATAGTTACAAAAAAAGGAGAACTAAATCTCCCTTGCTCTTTATTTAGAAAGATGTTATAATATAGAGTAAGATATACCGAAATTTTGATTGATTTTAAGGATATATACATAGTTAATAGTTATATTAGTATATCTAAGATGTTTTAGAAAGGCGTAAATACAAGATACCATTGAGAGTTAGAGTTATGAAACTAAGAACAAGATCAATATTACAAGAATTAAACAGCATTGCCGAAGTCCGTAACAAAGAAGAACTTATGGAAAGCCGTGCCACTAATATTATCAACTCAGCTATTAATCTAATAGAGAGCTTACACAAGCACTACGATGAGGAAACAGCAGGAGAACTAGAGCGACGTTTCATTAATTCTATAAAAGGTTCAGACTCTGCCAAATTTACCAGAGGCATCAGAAAACTAGTAGAAGCCAGAAAGATCAACAGACACCTAGACGAAAGCAACAAGAATGAAGACTAATTTGAGCGAAGGCGGAAACGTCTTTAAAGACAAAGATAAGAATCCACTTACACAGCGTATCGCTACCAGTGATGTTCCAGAGACTATAGCGTGGATAGAAAAAGCCACAGGACTAGACTTCACCGCAGAAAAAGGTGAAGATGGAAAGCCTGCAAAATGGTTAGGTACCACAGGTAGGAAAGAAGATCCAGATGGCACGTTTGAAAAGAACTCCTCGGGTGACTTAGATTTATCAGTGGATGCTAACGAAATGTCCAAAGCAGAGTTCGCTGAAAAGATGACAGCACAGTTTGGGGCAGAGAATGTCAAACTGTCAGGCGACAACGTGCATCTCAAGACTCCAATCAAAGGCGATCCCGAAAACGGTTTCGTGCAAGCGGACTTCATGTTCACTACCAATCCTAAGTTCCAACAGGGTTCTATGATAGGTGGGCAAGGTACATACCGTGGAGAGCATAGACACATCGTGCTAAGTTCAATCGCTAGAGCTAGAGGTATGAAGTATAGTCCTAAAGCAGGATTGCTAGATGCAGAAACCGATGACGTTATTTCAGATGATTGGAATGTTATCGCTAAAGAACTGCTAGGACAGACAGCTACAGTCAAAGACATACAATCAGTGGATAACATCCTACAATACATAATGAAACTGCCTAACTATGAAGAACTAGTAGCACAGGCTAGAGAAACACTAGACAAGTATGGTGTAGAATTACCTAAGAAGAAAGCAGTAGAAGTATTTGAACCAGGCTCCACTCCTTGGATGCGACAAATGATTAATAGGATATCATGAGAGCATTTGAATTTCTAACAGAAGAAAAGAAAGTAGGCAGAGAGTTCCAGCATCTAGAAGATTTGGTATTCACTGAACCTAAAGGTGCCCTTAGAGCTATAGAAGTATTACGTTCGTTGTCACAGGATGCTCGTGATATATCAGTCAAGTGGGATGGCAACCCTACAGTGTATTGGGGCAGAGATGAAGACGGTACATTCAGACTAGTCGGCAAGAACAATTGGGGTCGTGAGGAAGGCAAATCAAGCTCACCACAAGAACTACAGCAGTTCATAATGAGCCGTGGCAAAGGCGAGGACTGGCGTGAGAAGTTCGCACAGGATATGGCTGGCCTATGGGATATATTTGAAAAGGCAACACCAGATTCATTCCGTGGTTACATCTATGGTGACTTGTTGTTCCATCCTGGCAAACCATATGACAGCAGTGACGGCAAGATTCACTTCACACCTAACCAAACCACCTATCATGTCAAAGCAACAAGCTCGATAGGACAGCGTATAGGTAAAAGTAAAATAGCAGTAGCCGCACACGCACAGTACGGGTACTTTGGTGACAAGAGTGGCGAACCCATAGAAGATGTCAAACAGTTTAATAATACCAATGACCTAGTTGTAGTTGGACAGACTTATGTAAGCCAACAACCTGCGGTGGATGCTGACAATATAGATGTCATCGCTAAGTTATCTAACCAAAGCCAAGCAGAAATAGATAAATTCTTAGCACCTGTACAAGGGTTAAGCGATATGCGTAACATCATCTATACCTATGTGAATCAACAGAGCCGTGCTAAAAATCTAGAAGCATTAGACATAGAATCGTTTATGGAATGGTTGCTACAATCTAAAGTATCTGAAAACAAACAGGCAAAGATACGTGATATGGTGCAGGCTAATCCTAAAACAGTTGCGAATATGTTCGCATTAGTGCGAGAACTAATGAAAGCCAAGGATGAAGTGATCCGTGAGCTGGATCAAGCAGAAGCAGATGTTACTGCTACCACTGGCGGTAAACCAGGTGGTGAAGGGTATGTCAAGATGAAGGACCGAGTTAAACTAGTTCCACGAGATCGCTGGACACCATTCCGCTCAGAATAATCCAAAAATAGTATCTATAACCAAAAAACTTTCCAAAAAGACTAAATATTATGCCGGTCCCGGAGCGGGACTATAATTTTTAAGGAGAACTTATCATGGCAGATTTATACGCATCAATCGGCGGTAACGCAAAAAAAGTTACTGAAGACAAACACAATCTTGGTACACCTCAGTTAACATTCTTAACAGTGGCAGGTACATTATCAGCATCAGCAGTTGACTTAGGTTCAGCGGCTTTCTTAAACGCTATCGCACAAGGCGTTCAAGGTTTTGCTGAAGTATATGGCGTAGGTGAAGTTGACGGTTCATCACCATATGACGTAGTATTCATGGTTAATGCTAACACATTAAACAAATGGGATACAACAACAAACGCTAACGCTAACTTCTCAAGAATGGAAGCGGCTATCTTAGCGGCAGTTAATGGTGTTACAGCGGCTACTGTTGACGCAGTTGCAGTTACAGAAACAACAGGTTTCACAGGTAACGCATTAGCATAATTACTTAGGTAATATTAAAAATCAAGGGCGGTTAAGAAATTTTCCGCCCTTTTTTTATCTGCGTAAATAATATCACTTATGCAGACTTATGAAATAATCACATTAGTAGATATCACAAGATCTAACGCTAGCCGTTCTGAGACTGATCCTATACTCAAAGGACAGCAGGCTAACTTCAACACCTTGGTACAGTCTATAGGTATGCGAGCAAACATAGAATGGAAGATCGATCCTAGATGGTTAGATGAACTGTTGCCCATAGAAGGCAGAGGCAAAATCAAACATTGGAGATGGCAGTTTGAGTGTGAGCGTGACGATGTCTTCAATGATGGAAAGGATCCTGTAGGGCTGTTGCTAGATGATCTTAATAATGTTCCAATAATAGAACTGCTTACAGAAGTATATGACCTCACTCCCCCAGCATTTATCACCAAGGGCGAACGACCCAACACTTGGGTCACATTAATAGCATAATTTATTTTTTTTCTACTCGAGATTAAATATTTGTATGGAAAAGAAATTAAAATGGCAGTGTGTTATGGTAGGAGCCGTTCTCTTTATGGTAACAGGTTTCTTCCTTTCATTATGGGCATTAGATACAGGCTATACAGAGATGGTTTATATAGGCTTAGCGATAATAGGAATAGTATGTGTCAGTTGGTGGTTTTGGGTTATGATAGTGATAAAAACTATTATGAACAGCACAGAAAAAACCACTAGTAATATTATACATTTACGAGATGAATTAATTAAAATAAAAGACATTGTAAGGTCCGTAATTACTGGCAAAAAAGATAAATAATATTATCAGGCAAACACAATTAGGCATCTAAAAAACACATTAAGGCCAACGCAGAGTTTACTTAATTGCCCCAGAGCGGGGAGTTTACGGAGAAAATTAGATGGCTACAGCGAAGCCCAGTAACATCGAAAAAGAAAGTCTTGAAGCACACGTGGAGATTTGCGCAGTCCGCTATCAACAGTTGGACAACCGCCTCACAAACCTAGAAAACAAAGTAGAAGACATCCACGAAGATATCGTTCAAGGACAAAAAAGCCTAACTAAAGTGATAATTGGTACAGCAGGTACCGTGATAGCAGGTGTTTTATCTGTGGTAGTTACGATCCTAATTAAGATGGGATAACTACTCAGTTAATTAAATAAAAGGACTACAAGGTCCTTTTTTTATGAGTGAAATATCTAAACGCCTAGAACAGTTCGTTACTAGCACACAAAAGAAATTAAATCTAATAATGCCTGTAAAAACGGCAGAAGGAATCCTAGTAGGCAATGTTTTGATTAGATCAGAAGATAATTTTAAACATCTAGAGCAGGATGGCATAATGGTTTATGACTACATATTCCTTAATGCTGTAGCTATTAAATTAGCCAATGTATTAGCAACACGGGGAGATATAGGATACTGCAATAAATTATATAAATTAGATCAAGATTATGGTAAATGGTATGTAGATAGCCAACAACTGCGTGCCAGGTATCAACAGGCGTTAAATAATAATGATGAAGATAAAGCATCTATGTTCTACGCTAGGTATGATCAGAGCAGAGAACGTATGATTTTAGCCAAACAGACGGCATCTGAATTGGCTGGAATTGAATAAATATAATATAAATTTTAAAACTGGATAGGAACTATGAAAACAACTGATATCTTTTCCGTGGATCGCTCAGCTAAACGTTTGAACGAATCATTAGGCAAGACTTTTGGTAAGAAGTTAAACTTAGAAGCGTTTGACCTACCTAAGTTAGAAGACGCTAGAAACAAACTAAGAACACAAATAAGCCAAACACGCAATCAGTCAGGCTTCAACGAGAATCTAGAAAGTGATGCTTTCACAAAGGCACAATGGATGCTTGATGCTATCAATGCTGAAATCGCAGATCGTGAATCGACAGTTGAAATTCCTACAGAAGAAGGATTTGATCCAGATTCATACGAGCAAGAGATAGAATATGAGTTTGCTGGTGATGACGGCGAACCTGGTTATGGTCACATCCAATACACTGTCCTAGTAGATAAAGAACAGAATAAAGTTATGGTAGATCCTAAATCATTAAAAGCGACATGCAATGGTGATGGTAACAACAAATTAAACGACGAGTGGTGTACTGATATGGTACAACCAGGCGGTTCAGAACACGAAGAAGCACTACAAGCGGCACAAGAAGAAGCAGAAGATGAATGGAATTCTAGAGACGCAGATGTGCCAATGGAATCAATCCAAGGAGAAGAGATGACTAAAGTTACAGAAGGTGAAGTACAACAGGCCAGTGCTATCGTTACTGCTAAAACAATGGTGGATACGATCGGACGTTGGATCCAAGATTTATCAGACATGGAAAACGAAACACTGTTACAGTTAGGTGATTCAATCCGTGATGAGATGGGTGCAGAGCAATCAAAAGCGTTTGTTTCATCATCTGCTCCAGCTATCCAACAAGCATTAGAAAATCTAAAACAAACACGTGAAACACTAGCAACTAATGTTCGCACATTAACTGGCGAA